ATTAGTGTTTTGGATTATGATCCTAGACTTTTACAACAGGGACAAAGAACTGATGACGAAATAAACGCCATGACTGATATAACAGCAAATACAGTACAACGTTTTAGAAATATCAATGAATTAAAGATTAATCAATTCCTAGAATGTGTAGGCTATATTTTAGGCATTCCACAACCTATCGCTGTACGTTGGTCTATGGCTAGTATATTAAATCCAACAAAGAACGCTGACTTGGTTACAAAGTTATTAACAAATGGATTAATTTCTAGGAAAGAGGCAATTAGAAGAGCCAATCCAGATTTAACCGATAATGAGGTTGATGAAATGATTAAACAAATAGATTATGAACAAGATTCTATGGCTGTTCCAATGGCTTTTAATAACTTCTAATTATGGCAAAAGATAAAGACGATAAGTTAGCGTTAATAGTTGAAAATGCAAATACAAAACTAATTGAGATAATCAATGAGGCTGTCATGTTAGGTTATAACAAGACCTATTCAAAGGCTAGGGTTATAAACTTAATAGATGAAACAACAAACGAGCTTAAAAAGAATGAGGCTAGTGATGTACTAATTGAAAGTACAAAATTAGCCTTACAAAAGGCTTTTATGAAAGAGTGGCTACAAGTTATAGTCATATTAAGAGAAAACGCCAAAAACGATGATTTAGGCTTGATAGGGAAACAAATACAAGCAATGGAAACCAATACACCGATGGATTTAAGAGGTGGTAAAGGTATTACCATCGATATTGTAGATAAAGAGGGTAAACCTGTTATTGGTATTGCTAAAGCTCAAATAAATAATTTAAGAGATTTTGTTACTGATTCAAGATTAGGTGGTACGGCTCGATATGTGGACTATAAAACCCTACTACAAAATAGTTTGTTAGAGGTTAAAAATAAACTTGCTGATGGTAGCTTAACATTAACCGATTCGTTAGGGCGTGTTAAGTCAGTTAGAAATATGGCTGAAATTGAAACTAGATACAAAATGATTAATGAAGATTTAAACCGACAGGGAATAACCAAAGGTCAATTTGTAATAGCATCAAGTCATCAAGATGCCTCAAAGCGTTGTTCATTTTGGCAGGGCAAAATATACCTAATGGATTTAGATATTAATTCAAGACCAATGGGACAATACAAAGGTGGCACACCTAATCAAACCATTTTAGGTTATATAGATGGAAAGCCTTATTATAGTTTATTACAAGCCTGTGAGAATGGCTTTTTAAGTTATAATTGTCAACATCGTTTGATTAAGTATTATAAGGGTGCAAGTCCTATTGAGTACTCAAATTCAAGCGTAAAAAAGGCTCGTGAATTGACTATTAAACAAAGGTCAATGGAAAACACTATCCGTCATTGGAAACGCAAAGAAAGGCTATCAAACGATAGTATAGAGGTTAATCGTAAAGATACACCATACATACAAGATGGTAAATGGTTTGTAAATGGTGTTGATACTAAAATTAAAGCTAGTGAACATAGCCTAGAATTAAAATTAATTTCAAGAGTTCAAACCGATACTACAACGGATAAGAAGTACACAGTTGCAATGACTAATATGTGGCAAGATAAATATCACAACTTTAGTCACAAGAACAATTTACCAGAGTACACATGGCGTACTATGATAACCGATTATGAAAGGAAGTAATTACAATGATCCTTTTCGTAATTCTATTAATAGTAGGTTGTATTTTAGCAATTCTAATGTTTATTGATGGAATAACCAATGAGCAATTAGAACAAGAGAAAGCAATTCAAAAAAGGATTGATGATGAGGTTAAAAAACGCCTCGAAAATTTTAACAAAGATAATGAGGGTTAGAAATAACCCTTTTTATATTGCCTTTAGAAACGTAGGCGTAAAAGAACGAATGACTTTTAAATCTAACGAGATGTGAAACTCGTAAAAAACGTAGGAGGAAAAAGAATGAAAAGAGAAGATTTAAAAAAGAAATTCATTGAGCTAGGGTTAGCAGAGGACAAAATCAACGATGCAGTCGATTTCGTAATGAGTGCAAATGGCAACGACTTAAACACTTTAAAAAGTGAACTAGAAGCTACTAAAGGAAAGTATGCTGATGATATGAAGTCAAAGGATGAAACCATTAAAGGCTATGAAGAAAAGATTAAGGGATTCGCTGATTACGATGACTTGAAGAAATTTAAGGCTGATACAGAGGCTAATTTAGAAAAATCAAAGAGAATTGACTTTTTAAAATCAAATGGATGTAAGCATCCAGATTTAATGATGGATAAGCTAGATTTTTCAAAGGCTAAATATGACGAGGAAAAGAAAACTTTTACAGGTCTTGATGATGACATTAAGAACTTAAAGACATCTTATGCTGATTTATTCGAAAACAAGCAACCAACAATTATTAAGCCTAATGTTCAACCAAATAATAATGTGAATGGCGAAATTGCACAACGTTATATTGCTGAACATCCAGAGATGGCTAGATTTATGCAACCATTAGCAAATCAAAACAATCAATAAAAATTTAGGAAGAAAGAGGAAAAAGAAAAATGGCAGTAACATTACAAACACAATACGGTCAAATCGTAGTAGCAAAGCTATTACAAAAGTTAGTAACTAGAAATTTATTTAATTCAAATTATCAAAGAAATTCTGCATCTGGTGCAATTATGATTCCAACAACACCAGAGGATAGCGTAGGAAATTATAGTAAGACATCATTAGGCTCTAACACAATTTCTTATGAGTCTAACGCTTGGATCACTTGTACTATTGATAATGATAAGTTTATCAATAAGTATTTAGATGGTTATGAAGTTGCATCATTACCATACAACGTATTAAATGATAACCTAGAAAGAATTGGTTATGCACTTGCAAAGGCTATGGATACTAATGGTATCACTACATTAGTTAGAGGTGCACAGGGTTTAGATAAGGCAGGTAATGCTTTCACATCAGCAGACCCTAGATATGATTCTAACTCTTCTTATGGTATCATCAAGTCAGTTGGTGCTAATGATGTTTATGAAGTTATCGCTGAATTAGGTGGAGCTATGACTGATAGAGGCGTACCAGAAGATGGTAGATACCTAGTTGTAAATGGTACATTTAAGGCAAAGATTTTAGCATCTAATAAGGCTATTAGACAGGGCGATTTAGCACAAGAGAAGATTGATAGAGGTGTAATTGCTGAAATTGCAGGATTCGAAGTTTATTCAACTGGTCAAGTAACTGGTAACATCGGCTCTGGTCAATCAGCAAAGGCATTATATGCAGTTGCAGGTCATCCAGATTTCGCTACAAGAGTTGAGTCTTTTATCGTTGAGCCACAAGTTATCAATGCTAACGGCTCTGGTTTAGCTGTTGGTGGTGTATTCGTACAGGGTAGATATGTATTTACTCATGAATGTGCTAATCCAAAGGCATTTGGTTTAATCACAGCTTAATAATTGTTTTGATTTAAAATTAAGTTTTTATTTGATAAACAATTTAACTAATTTAAGAGGGGTGTAGTGTTGCACTCCTCTTTTTTTATTATTAAAAATTAGGGAGGTAGAAACCTAAAATGAAACACACATGGAATGATTACATTTCAAAAGAACAATTAAGAAAAAGAGGTTATAACCTCGAAAGTAACGGAGTTTTAGATATATCACATTTCGATAGTCTTGATGATGCAATAGATGACTTTTGTAATGGTGCTTTAAATCAATTATATGAATTAATCGCAAAATATACATCAAGAGCTTGGGCTGATGCGTTCTTGTCTGATATGGCTAGAAAAGATTTAGTTAATACAATAGCACTAGAATATCAAGAGTTGTTTAAGGATGCACTAATTGAACAAATTATCTATGTATATGACAATGGCGATTCAAGTGCAACAAGTGATAATCAAGACCGAAAGGATAGAAGTCCTTATTCTCCAAAGGCTGTTGAAAAGCTATGGGATAGAATTTTGACTCATTAAGGAGGTTTTTTCTTATGGGTAGAAATAATATCGAGAATAGAACATTAGACAAAAATTGGGGTTATAACGAAACTCAAAATACACATTTTAAATTCCAAATTCTTAATGAAGAAACTTGTAGAAGATTCGAGTTAGCACAGGGACTTGAAATGAATAAATTGACATTAACAATAAGACTTAATGCTCAATACAAAATGGATATAAAAGATAAATTAATAATTAAAGGTCGTACCTATAAGGTTGTTACAAAATCAAGCTATATTGAAAATGATAATCAAGGAAGATTGAAAGGAAGAATTGATGATTTTACAGGTCATCAAGTAGTAGGTCTTGAATAGTGGATAGACAATTAGTTGAAAAACTAAAAGAAAAATTATTGCTTTATTGTCCTGTTGATACAGGAGCTTTAAAGGCATCAATTAGTGGTGTACAGGGAAATGAAAAAGAATGGGTTATTACTATTGGTAATGAAGATTCAAGTATCAATGGAACGCCAACTATTCAATATGCAAGAATTACAAACTATGCTAGAACTCTAACAATTAGAGGACAGCAATATTCAAATCCTAATTATCATTGGGTAAATAAAGCTGTGTTCGAGTGGGTACAAGAAAACAGACTTTTAATTGATTTAGAGGAAGAAGATACGGAGGTAGATTAATGATTTATGATAATATAACAAAAACAATCAATGATTTTTTAGGTGGTAATTTCGTAATTGAATATGCCAATGATTATAACATTGATTGGAAAAAGATACTTCCAGAAGTACAAGACAAAATAAGTTATGGTGTTGTTAGAGTTGATAGTGCTACAACTCAACAAGTCGGAGGACAAACAATTCGTGTTGAACAAGCTAGTTTAAAGGTGGCTATTCCATGCGAAAAGGCTATTTTTAACGAGGCAGTAGCTTTATTAAGGTCTATGTTAAATACTTATCCTAACGGCTTAAATCAACTACCTATTGCTGATACTGATGAAACAGCTATTCTTTATTTTGGTGCTTACCAAGATGCAAACGGCACAACATTAAATGGTAACGATTGGTGGATTGCTGGTGTTACATTTATAG